CAGAGGATTTTGATAATGGCGGAGAGGATGAGGCTGATTGTGGAGATATGGGCGAGCATGAGCATCATCACCCAGAAGTAGAAATATTTGTAGTTGAGCCGAGTGGAGAAGTAAAAAAAAAAGTAAAGGATGATGAAGACGACAATGATGCTTCGTCACAAGATTTAGGGTTAGTGAGAGATGATTCTCAAGAAATGGGAGAAGAGCTAAGAGAACTGCTTTCTGATCTTGGGCTAGACGAGCCTTCTTCTTCTGATGAGGATCATGTATCTGATGAAGATCATGTAATCGCAATGGCGTCTCAGGAGCTTGATGAGGACTTTGCTGATGACTACGCGAGTTTATACATCATGCCAAAGAAAGCTGAGTACCGCGATGAGATGATAAAGATTGCGGCAAAAAAAGCAAAACCAAAAAGTGAATTTGTATTTCCGAAAAGTAGTCCCAAGGTTACTGACGACAAAGATCATTTTCCGTTGAATACTGAGGGAAGAGGTAGAAATGCATTGGCGCAAGTTGAAAAGTATGTTTCTGCACCAAAATGGTTTAAAGGAACGTTAGAAGAATTAAAAAATGCAGTTAAACGCGCGGTAAAAAAGAAATACCCGTCTATTAAAATTAGTAAATGAAATCTTATTTATAAATGGAAGGCGAAGATAAGTTTGTTATTTATGTTATTCAAAATAAAATAAATAATAAAATATATGTTGGACAAACAAAAAATCCAAAAATAAGATGGAATAGGCATAAATACGAAGGTATTATAAATAAAAAATATTATTTATATTTATCTATGAATAAACACGGAATAGATAATTTTATATATACTATAATAGAAGATAATTTATCTTTAGATGATGCTAATTATTGGGAGGTTTTTTATATTGAATTTTTTCAGTCACAAAATAAAAAATTTGGATATAATAATACGCCTGGTGGAAAAAATACTTTGATGTCAGTAGAAACGCGAAAAAAATTATCTGAAGCAAATAAAGGAGAAAATAATCCAAATTATGGCAAGGTAACTTCGGAAGAAACGAAAAAGAAAATTTCTGAAGCTATTACTGGAACAGTACGCCCCGAAGATTTTAAGAAAAAAATATCTTTATTTCATAAGGGCAAACAATATAGACTTGGCCACAAAAATTCAGACACGCACAATACGAAAATATCACAATCTCATATTGGAAAAAAACAAACTGACGAACATAAAAAGAAAAATTCCGAATCACACAAAGGTAAACCATCACCTAATAAAGGCAAAAAATTAAATTTAACCGCAGAACAACGACAAAAAATATCTGATAATTCAAAAAACAGAATTGTTTCAATGGAAACTAGACAAAAACTATCAGCGTTACAGGCGGGAGAGAATCATAGTTGTGCAAAATTGACATGGGAATTAGTTGGAAAAATAAGACAGGAATATGCTTCTGATAATATATCTCAAAAAGAACTTGGAAAAAAATACGGAGTACATCAGGGCCATATTACAAAAATAGTTACTAATAAAGCGTGGAAATATAAGTAATAATACAATATATCAGTATGGCAAAAGAATCTATATCGGACGAAATCGCTGAATCTATGCGCAGAAGTTTGTTTGTTAATTCGGAAGAGAGTACACACGAATTAAAATTAACAAACGCAATCGAGTGTCTTAATAAGGCTGCGGAAATATTAGATGATATAGGATTAGAAAATCACGCTGAGGTTGTAACCATTCTACTCGAAAAAATAGCATCAAAATGAAAATATTTAAACAATCAAGTGTATCAGATGAGCTTGTTTCAGAAATGGAAAAATTTGAAGCCCAAGCATCATTTGAAGAAGATACTTTAATTGAAAGGAAACAGCTAAGAGCGATATCATATTTGAGTGATGCTGCTGGCTATCTTGATGCGGCCGGTCGTCATAAAGAAGCGGCAATTATAACTAGTCTTATAGAGAAAGTTGCGACAACAGATGAAGAGGCTAGCAGAAGAAAAGAAATTAGCAAAAAAATACAAGAGCGACAAGATGCAGAGGCAAAGGCTAAAGCGAAATCTTATACAGAGTTTATGCAGGCTGCGAAAGAGGAAAAATTAAAAGCAGAAGAAGAGTCTTTGAAAAGTGAACAAATTGCAGTAAATCCTAAAGAGCGTATTGAAAAATTAGTACAATTACTCCCCGGACAGATGACCTCTAAGGAAGAGCCGGGTATTGTTGAAGGTCCTATGGCTCCTGTTGAGGACCCTTATTATCAATCACTTTCTTTTGAACAGCGCAAAGATCTTAGAGATAGTGAAGTTAGAAAATTAAAAATATTACAGCGTCAAGTTGCCTTAAGCGAAATGCGTGGAGTTGGACTTGCTGCTGGCCAAACTCCACCAGTTGTACATCAAAAATTAATGGAGAGATTAAAGGCGCAAACTGAATTAGTTGAAAGTGGAAAATATGAATCAGTAGGCAAAACACCTGATGATCCTAAGCACTATATAGGTTATGACCCGGCTACTCGTCAAAAAGGAACGATTTATCCCCCTTCTGCAATAGAGCGTCCAGTCATTCCAGAAACAGCTGAAACCGAAGGAAGATATCAATCAATTAAAGAAAGCCCAGAAGAAATAGAGCTGAGTAATTCAGAGGCTATTATTTTGCTTAGAAAACATTTCCGTATGGCACTTCCATTACCAGGAGCTACCAACAGATTAATTGAGAAAAAAGTTAAAGATAACCGCGGAAACGAAATAGTAATTGGTAAAGAAGTAGTTTATGGCGCTTATATTGATGGAAAATTTATTAAAGATGATTTGGCAAAAAGAAAAGAAGCAAAAACTGAATGGTCTTTAGCTATCAATTATTTGTTGAGCGTTGTGAAAGGAAGGCCAAACGAAAATATTTGGGGTAAACCAGAAGAAAAAATGATGTTCACAGAGCCAGTAGCGCCAGTACGTGAAAAGCGAACAGGTGATGCTTCTAAAGAAATTAGCGAAAAATCAAAAGAAATTATCGAAAAAACATTATATTCAGCAGATCCTGCACTAACTACGGGTGCAATGCCTGCCTGGATAAAACAAGTTTCATCTGCTGATAATCTAGAATATGTATTAACAGAACACTTAAAATATGTTAACGAAACTCTTAAAAAACGCGGATTGAGTATGGGTACGTGGTTTGAGCCATCAGATATTGAGGGCGGTCTTGCGGGAACAATAACTGAAGAACAAGAAATAGACCCGGAAGAATCAGAAATAATTAATAAAATTGACGAAATGATTGAACAGCGTATGTCAGAAGAACAAATAATTGCGGAGCTGCACGAATTAACCAGAGATGTACACAAGAAACGTGGAGTAGGTCAGTTTGCAGAAAAACTTTTACCAGGACCGTATAACCCAATTAAATACGACAAATACAAACAAATATATGATGAAAGAAAAGAAATCCCACAAAGAGAATTAATTGAACATGCCAAAGAACAGCAAAAAAATAGAGAAAGGCTTGAAAGAATAAAAGATATGGCAGTATTCAGAAAGACTGAACCAACTATGTCAACTAAAAGTCCTGAGCCAATGACTGTAGCAGAGCCTCCTGGTGAATTTGAATATAGACCAAGAAATGTTCCCCCGATTGAACACGGAGTAATTAGGCGTCGCAAAACTTAAAACTTAATTTTACTTAAAGGCCTGGCGGATTTCGGTTCGTCAGGCTTTTTTATTTTTAGCTTAAACCATGTATTTTGTTGATATATATGTAGTGTGGAAACAAAAATATGTACTAAATGCCCTGAAAATGGTAAGCAGCCCATTTCAAATTTTGCCGTAAATAAAAGAGACGGAATTAGCGGTACGTGTAAGAAATGTCTAGCAGATAGGGCGAGAGAAAATTACAAAAAACGTAAAGAACTCAATAAAAATAAAAAAATAATAATTACTTCAAAAAAGTGCAGTTGCTGTAAAAAAGAATTACAAGCAAGTTTTTTTGGGATTCTTAAAAAATCTAGCGACGGACTAAGATCAGAATGCAAAGAATGCAGACATAAAATTTTTCAAAAATCTTACGAACCAAAACCAAACATGAAGCAATTTAAAAAATTATTTGATTATTTATTAATAATTTGTACACATGAAAAATTATGCAAAGCTTGTGGCTTAGTTAAAGGTTTGCAGCATTTTTATTCTTATAGTCCCGCAGATCATAAACATGATTTTTATTGCAAAAGTTGCTGGTTAAAACGCTGCAATTCTACAGAAAATAAACAAAAAAAACAAGAGCGCAGAAACAAAAGACTTAAGGCTGATTCTAATTTTGCAATACATGAAACGTTAAGGGCGGCAATTCGGCGCGGTTTAAAAAGAAATGATGCAAATTGGCCAAGGTCGGTAACTGCGTTAATAAAAAACGGCTTATCGTATACTTTGCCCGAACTAAATAAACATATAAATATGCAGTTTGAATATTGGATGAATTGGAATAATCACGGAATTTATGACCCTAAAACTTGGGATGATAATGATCCTTCTACTTGGACTTGGCAATTAGATCACATTATTCCGCAATCAGACTTGCCGTATGACTCCGTTGATCATCCTAATTTTAAAAAAATATGGTTACTAGAAAATCTAAGACCATTAAGCGCAAAACAAAATATTGTCGATGGCGCCAGGAGAGTTAGGCATAATATAAAGGGAAATAATGTTTAGAATTATACAATCTGGCAACTCATTACCACTTAGCTATCCAGTAGACCCTAATGCCATTTTCGAACCGGGGCAAATAGGGCAGCTCGGAGTTATAGGCAACAATATTGTATGTGGAGTTAGCGACGGAACATCTCCACTAGGAATTATTGATGACATTAAAACCTCGGCATTTACTGCTCCCTCTATTGACGAAGAAATAATCGTATCGGCTGTAGGAGTTGATCATGGTGGGGTTATCGTATCTGCCATGGATGTAAAAGCAGTGCTGGCAAATCCTAACGTTGTACCATCATCTTTTACTACAAGCCCGGTAGATGTAGAATTAATTCCTAGAAATGGAGTAATTGTCTTTCCGGCAGGCACTCCTTTAAATTTCGATATGACAGGAAGCGGAATCCCTGATGCTATTAGAACAGTAGTTTCGTATACTTGGCAGGTACCAGGCATACCCGGTGACGATTCTACACAGGCGAGCGGTAAGGTAACTATTTGGTTTTCAAGGATAGCATTTCAAACTTCAATGTTTGAAACAAATCAGCGTTACGCGATTAACTGCAATCTTTTTGTTTCAGAAACTGGACTTTTAACATCTAGGCAGCCGGCAGCAGATCATCCAGGAGTTGCAATATGTACGGGCGGACCTACTTCGGTTTTCGGTACTTTGGAGGCAATTTGGCTGTAATAGTGCATATTTAATATTAACACATGGAAACAAAACTACATCACTTATACGTAATAACAAATGTATTGACTAATAAAATTTATATTGGTCAAAGTGCCGAGCCTTACAGAAGATGGTCTACTCATAAAAGATTGGCAAAAACACCAGAAGAAACTGGACAATATATTCATCGCGCAATGGATAAATATGGGGTTGAAAATTTTATATTTGAAATTATAGCCACCTGTAACACACTAAATAATGCTGATGAAACTGAGGCCATTCTTATAGAGCAATATAAAAGCAGGGATAAAGATTTTGGTTATAACTTAAAAGCAGGCGGCAATTCGTCAGCCCATTCTGAAGAAACAAAAGAAAAGCTTCGCGCAGCAACAATCAAGCAAATCGAAACAAAAGGACATCCGGCCAAGGGTATTAAGTGGACAGAGGAGCAGAGAAATAATTTAAGCGCCTCATTAAAAGCATTAGACAAGACTAAAATTTACACCGATGAAGTCAAGCAGCGTATGTCAGAGGCTCATTTGGGACATAAGCAACCTGAGGAACAGATAGAGAAAAGGCGCCAGAGTATTAAAGAGGTCATAGAAAAGCGTCATGAAGAAGCGTTGGCATTAGGAAGTATTAAATGCCACGCACCAGATTGTGATATTAAGGGGTTTAAAGATATAAACGAGGTAGAGGTTGGATATTTGATTGTAAATGGAGAAAGATATTGTAGCAAGCACGGAAGTAGATTAAAGCGCAACGGAACTTTAGAAAAGGTACCTTTATCAATGTATAAAAAAAGAGGCCCAATATCAGAAGAGACAAGAAAAAAGCTTTTGGGCAGAGTTCCACACAATAGAATTAATTTTTCTGAAGAACAAATATCTGCAATTTTATCAGACGAACGCTCACTTAAAAAAATTGCTAAAAATTTTGGAGTTGACAAGAGTGTAATTAAAAGAATCAAAGAAGAGGCGGGAAACAAAAAAGCTGCATAAAAGGAAATAGGTGTTCAAACTCGTAGAATCATCACACACAGATCCCGTTCGAATGGCAGTAGCACCTGGAACTAATTTCAAGCCAGGACATATAGCACAAATAAAAGAAATTGAAGGAAATATATTTTGCGAATTAAGTAATGGTTCTTGTCCATTTGGAATTGTAGGCACCTTAACTGATTTGAATATGATTAGAGTATTTCCGCAAAGAATGGTATTTAGAACTAGTACATATCAATCAGATAAGAAATATAAAGAAGGATGCGCTTTATATGTTAGTAAAAATGGCATATTAACATCTGAGGCCCCGTTTACAGATGCGTTATATGTAGCTAGAATGATAACGCCTCCGGATAATTCTAAAAAATATTTGGAAGCGCTCTGGATTTAAATGGCGCATAATTAAAGGTCATAATATCAAACAAGGCATAAATAAACATTAAATTAGGTTTAGCCTTTGGAGATTTCAATGGATGATCAAGATTGGAAAGCGGCCATGAGTTCTGAGATATTTAGAGAATTCGTAGCTGCCGAAATAAAAAAAGAAGCGCAGGCAGAGACTCGTCAAAAAGAAGATGACATGACAGTTATTCGCCAATACATAGCGGGACAAATTCGCAATGAAGCAGCACAGGTTAAGTCTGCTGAAATTGAGGTGGATGCCCGAGCTGACGCTTTTAGTGAATTTGATGAATTTGAAGCAAAGGTAAAAAGCTCTCCCGAAATGCTATTAAAGTTTAAGCAGGCCAAAAGAGCATTAATTGAGAATCCTGAGTTATTAGATAAGGTCGATCCTAAATTTGTTAAGGGAATTATGATGATGGAGATCGAATGACTTTTAAACATAACACGTCATTTCTTCAAAGCGAAGTTATGCGTTCTTTAGAAAGGGATGCTGTAAAGAAAGGTCATTTCGATCCTAAGCCGGAAGAAATTGTAGCAGCGGCAGCATTTAAAGTAAAGCGTAATAATTTTGCTCCTAGCGATAATCTACATAATGACATAGTTAAGCTTACTCGTGGTTTAAGAGAACGAGGGCTTGATAGTTTTGCGGATGATATTGAGAAGAACGAGTTTATATTAAAGACTGCTGAAACGCATCTTTATAGGGTACATGATGAAGATGGGGCGGACATAATAAACTTTGCACATCCTGATGGTCCCGCTCAAATTTTCCCTGGGGCGCAAAAGGAATTGGGACATTTTGAGACGGTGATTAGCGCTCATGTAAAGTTTCTAGAGGTGGTTAAGAAACAACCGACCGGACAAAATGTAAAATTGGCGCCTGTTGTTGAAGAAGTTATGCTTGCTGAAGACGCTCCGATTGAGAGTGTTGCGGGATTGATAAGGTTTGCTCAGGCGGATTCCGGGGTTAAGACTGAGGTAACTCAAAAATTACAACTTGTAAAAGATAATGTAAGCAACATAGTAGAAACGATTGGCAGTGATCATATTAAATCCCCAGTAGGAGTAGCGGCAACTGAATGTAGTAAGTTTGCAAACAGCTTAGCTAGCAATCCTAATCCTAGTCATGACGATATTAGAAGACTTAGGGTTAGTATTATTAATTTAAGAGCAATGGTAAGCAGATATGGCGATTATGCCAGTCTAACAAGTTTATATTTTAAAGAAGCAATATCTAACATTGAAGATGCTTATAAGCTTACTGTCCCGACGCCAGCGCAAACTATTGATACTTCCAAACTTCCTGCCGGCATATCAGAAGATCCAATAGGCGGCATGGCTCAAGTAATAGCCGGCAAACTAGAGCGCTTAGCTAATTCGGCATTAAGAGACACAGATCCAAATACTAAAAAATTGAATATGGATGTAAAATTTGATGCAATGGGAAGAGCTATTCGAGCCGTTCAGAACAACCCAAATATAACATTTAAAGAGGTTTTAGCGCAATTAGTAGCTACTGGGAAGTTGACATCAGAAGAGCAAAATCAATTTGTGTCTGTTAGATTTTTAGACAATTGGGTTATGAGATGGGAAAATTATTACAGATCAATGGGGATACTAGACGAAGGTAAGCAGGCTTCTACTAACCATGGTTTAAAAGTAACGGCTCAAAACGCTCCAGAGCCCAAAACTAAAGGCAAAGCAGCTCCGGCAGCAACAGGCACAAAAGGTGGACCGGCCGGCGTACAGACTTCAAAAACACAACTTGTAAAAAAAATGCAAGAAGATTTAAATGCGTTTTATGATGCTTTGGCAAAAAAATATTCTGTACCACCACTATCTAAAAGTCCAGGCGCGGCAGAAATTGCTTCATGGAAAACTTACGTGCCTTATCCGCTAAATCCAGATAATAACTGGGGGCCCGCAACTTCAAGGGCTCTAACTGCTTTAAAACTAGACTCAGATCCTGGCGCTAATATTGACGAAGCAGCACAGAAGAATATTGAGCAAATTAAATTATTTGGAATTAGATACTTAGGGAAAGCCAGAGAATATGATGTAATAAACAATCAAACACTAACATCAAAGCATTTTAATTCTTTAGTCGATTTGGTTAAGTTTATAGAAAGTGTTGGCGGCGAAATAAAAGAAACAGAAGAGCAAGCATCCTTACCAGCCACCGCCAGCAAGCAAACATACATTTCTAAGCTTGCTAATATAATTAAAAATTCTCAGTCTCAAGTTAAGCTTCCGTCTACTGGTTATGGCTTCACGGCTGTAAAACCACAAGTCCTAGGACCACAAGCTACTTTAGACACCACTCCTCCGGCAATAGGACCTACGGAAGAACCATCTACTATTACGGCACAACAGTTAAATAAAGCTCTTGAAACATTGCAAACAAGAGCTGGAGAAAGCGAGAACCAACAGTATATTGCGGATGTTGCAAAACTACGACAACAATTAAAGAGTGTATGGAATAAATTACCTCCGGCAGACAAACAATCCATGTGGAACGGACCAATGGACTTAGCAAAGTTACGCACGCATACCAGAGACCAATACGGGATATCTCCGGACGGTAAAGAAGTTGGTTCGGCTGCTCAGCGAGGCGGTGGTGGGCGAGGTCGTGGACTTAATGAGGGAGCTGGGGCTTATACTGGCGCGGACGAAAATGATCCTGGAGCTATAGCATTGCAGAACCCTCCATTTACAGATGAGCACGGCAGAGTACTTACGATGCTTAATGTTGATTCCCTGGCAAACGCATATATTAAAGAGGGCGAAAAATCTAGTCTATGGATAGATCAGCCGCTAATTGATTTGCAACTAATCAACACAATATCTTATGGCGGTTCAAACTCTGCTGTAGCTATTGATAGAATGTTTGATATTTATGCAACAGAAGATGCTAAAAGTGAGCTTCTTTCTGGGGCTACTACAAAAGCTAGATGGGCAACTAATATATTTTACCAGATAATTAATCAACTATCACGTATTTTCAAAGGTTGGAGTGGCGCAGTAGATCAAACTAGCCCCAAAGCAAACGCAGTAATTAGCAATAACCAACAAGCGTTTATGCGGTGGGTAAGTACTCTCGAAAAAGCAAAGTCTGTAGCGGATTCTTACGTTAGAACCGGTAAGGCGTAAATGAGCAGAAAAGACGAACTATCATATATTGCAGATACTCTTTTAATTGAGCGTTTGTATTTTATGGACGCTGCTATTAAAAAGCAAGCTGGTCTAAGCGAAGATTTTAGTAACGCAGTATCCGGAGCTATGTCTGGTGCGAAAGAAGCTATACAATCTTACTGGAAACAGCACGTTGATTTTTCATCTCCAAAGAACGCAATATTAAGCGCGATTGAATTATTGGTTCCTGTAACTTTAATGCGCATCAATCCTCTCATAGGAATGGCTGCTAATCTTTTGGGCGGAGAAGAAGTAATTGTTTCTATTTTGGATGCATTTAAAGATCCGTTAAAAGCCAAAGCAGAGAGCGGTGAGGCAATTGATCTTTCTCATATTAACGCAATAGCTAAATCATTAATACCCGCCACTGAATCCACAGAAATAAAAACATCATCTGATCCTTTTTATAGCATCAGAAAAATTGTTAACGAAGGAAAGTTATTAAAAACAGCACAGAGTAGATCTCCACGAGGTACTTTAGAAGATCTATTGCACGGATTAAAGCCCGCACCAAAAGGGACTTCAATATTGGGCAGAATATTTCCAATCGTAAAAGGATCCGGAATGAAAGGATTATTGGTTGGGCTTATTGGCTGGTTCATCAAAACAGTTTTACTTAGCATTGGAATGATAGGGGTTGGAGGGGCGATAAAAGGAATTATACATCCTGGAGGAGACTCTTCTTCTGCCGGAGCTGTTGCCTCGACTACTGCTCCTGCTGCCGTTACTCCACAAATTTCATTACCCACTGCCAAAGCAAACAATCTTCAAAAGAGCGGGTTAGGAGAGCAATTCCACCCCAACGATGAAACTCACTCATGGATTGTACCTCTTAATGGGGATGTTAAAAATACAGTATTAAACTGGGCCATAGCTGTATATCCAGAATTACGAGGATACGACCAAGAAATATTACAAACACCATCTTTTAATAGAATGTCAAATATATTGAATGCGTTTTATAATCCGATGTACCCAAATTATTTAACAATGCCGCGTGGTGTAAATAAAATAATTGATGTTGTTGATGTTTTTGCAGGCGATATTAAAAAGGAAAACGAAGATGCCACTACAACCTGAATCAGAAATTCTTAGTGCGTATGCCAAAATAGCAGAAGACTCTGGCCTAATATCAAAAGAGGCTTCAGAAGAAAAAGCTAAGGGCCAAGAATTATCCACAATTGAGCTTCTATACGGAGTAAAACCAAACGGCAAAGAATATGAGCGTAACATTATAGAGAAAGCTCATCCAGAGACAGTTGTTGCTATTCCCGCTCATGACGCAATGGATGGAATTATAGAAAATGTAAATCAACGTCAAGATATTATGAATTACATTGCTCGCAAAACTCCGGACGGAAACCCAATTCATCGCAGGTACGTTGCTGCTTATGAGGATTTAACTAAGGCGATTGTACGGGCCGGTTTTAAACTTGATAATGAGGGCGATGAAGAATTGATGAAGCTTGCCGATTCTTGTGCCGGAAGATTGGAAAAGAAAGCGTTACTACCTGTTTTATGGCTGGCAGGCGGAATTGCAACTCTTCTAGGCTCTATTGCCTGGGTAAATAATACTGCCGATAGCCGTCAAAATGTCATTGCCAATTCAGATCGTGCTCTTGCTGAATTAGCTGATTTGCAAGGGAAAATGACGGTTGATAATATAGTCTCAGATGTTAGTGATTTAAATGCCGCAGCAACATCATTTGAAACTATTAAAATAGAAGTGTTTACTCCTCAATCAATTATTAACGCAGCCAAAACACAGCAAAAAGATATTAAGGCGGCAGAATCTTATAAACAAAAATTGATACAA